TCTACTTTATAGCCATGATCAATATACCACTGTAGTGTATCTGAGTGCTCATCTGTATAGATGTAATCATGCAGCTTACCATCTTCACCTAGGTAGCAGTTCCACCAGGAACCACCTTCATATTCTACGCTATCATCTAGCCATACTCTATATTTTTTCATACTGTCTCAACTTTAAGTATTAGTCTAGGCCACATGGCCATTAGTTGTAAAGCGTGCTCTTTGTCTAGTGCCTCTAAGATCCTGGTGCCTATCATCTTTTTACCACCCTCAAAATAGTTATAGGTTACTTTATATCTTTTCATTTCTCTTGTTTTACTTCATTAAAGTCTTGCTCTGATAGATAGTCTAGGTATAGCTCCAAATTAAAGCTTCCACCTTTGTCACCATCACAGCTCTGTTCTCTCCACCATTGCATCTTTCGCTTAAGGCTAAAAGTGGTAGGTATAAATGTGTTTTCGTTAGTTTCCATATTTAGATACATTCAGGGTTATTGTAAGCCCACTCTTCTACAAGTAGGGTTGTCTCTTCTAGCTCTCTGCTAGTCAAGGGTGTGAAGATGATGTAATTTTTACCTTTTTGGTAACTGTCTACTAGCAGTGCCTCGTAAATGCCCTCCTCAACAAAGTAACATCTATATTCAGCAGTGTAAATTATACCTCCATCTTCAGAGGCCCACCATACATTGATGTAGCCTTTTTTTAAGTAATCTAGTTCATAGGTCATAGTGCACAGGATATATACATTCCTACTAAAAAGAGTGTTAAGGCAGCTAAGCCCTGGATAAAATCAATAGTTCTCATCTAATCCTAGTTTTTCGATTAATACTAAAAGGGTTGCATACTTGGTTTGTAGTCTCTGAGCTGCAGGATCTGTATGTCCGAATGCTCCGACCATCTCATTGTACTCATCTCTCAACTCTATTGAATAGAGGAGGATAGTGGCTTTCATTTGTTCTGTTGTCATTGGTTAGTTTTAATTGGTTATGGACAAATATACGTACTTACATTTAATTGTTTACAATTATGCGTTATAAATAATCATTCTAAATAAGGAATGTGAACATATAAACCTATCATGTATAGAAAATGCAATAATTTGGACATGAAAAATAAGGTCATAACCTGAAAAAACTGCAAAAAAATAAGGGTATAGCAGGATATAACCTTAAATATATTGGGTAATATGTTAGCTATATTAGACATTATGCCATCATTCTAGCTATTATGTTAGTTATAACCAACATTAATTATAGGTGCAAAAAAAAATAAGTAGGTGCAAATTATGCCAAAATTTGTGACAAAAAAATAGCCCCCCTGCCAAACTAACCAAAGATACAGAGGGGCCTGGTCTCTAATACGAGACCTAGTGCAAACTTACAAATTAAATTTGTGACTATCAATATATTTTGTGACTAATCTTTCACCTGTAGTACCTCTTACTAATTTTATAGTAAGTATCCTACCACCTAATGGCTTAATGGGAGCTCCACGTTCAACGTGCCACCCCTGAGAACCATCTCCATACTCTTCTTTATAGGTACCTGTTAGCATTAGGTGTAACTGCTTTTGCTTAAGTACATAACCTCCTACACTATGGTGCTCTATAGTATCTCTTACATCATTTCTACTGCTGTTCTCATGTATGTGGCCCATTGTAAACACATCAAAGTTCTCATAAACTTCTAAAGCTCTGGTTAAATTGATAGCACCTTTCGTAACTATACCACCACCACCTGAACCATGGAAGTACTTTACCTTAGTAGCGTATGAAGATCCCCAATTAGATAGCTGCTTAATAACTAACCACCCACCATAGCCACCTGTTTGTATATTAGATCCTGCTTTATAGTTTAGAAGGTCCACAAATCTCTGCAGGATGTCAGTTTCTTGCCATTTGATTATAGCAGTTTCGTGGTTGCCGTATCCTACTAGCTTAATGATGTGAGCATAGGGCAGAAACCACTCCACAGCTGTCTCTATTATAGAGTCTAAGTACTTTGCGTTATTGTGCTCAGGTCTAATGTCTGACTTGTTACGTCTGTTATCTCCTCTACCTTGCATAAGACAAAACATATCACCGTTAATCATCACAGGTATATCTTGCTCTAAGCAATAGTCTAGGTGCCTCTTCAGCATCTCCCTATCACAGTGAGGGTTATCCCAGTGTAGATCGGATAGCATAGCAATACGTGCATAAAGATTATCAATGATAAGCTCATGCACATTCTTAGAATGTTTGATCATAAGTAAAGTTTAAGTAATAGTCTAGTAACGAATGACAGGAGTACTCCTATTATGAAGCCCCACACTAGGAGCATCCAATTAGTTTTAGCTTTTTGCTTTTTTTCAGTTTTGTAGATATACTTATACTTAAGTACATCCTGCTTTAAGATTTGTGTTTTGTATCTATATTCAATCTTAGTTTGCCACCTGGTCTTAGGAAGGTATACATTCTTAAAACTAATGATAGTATCTTTTGTAGTTATTATTTTTTCCCACACTATTGTATCATTTACCACCACAGGAATGCTATCTACTGAGATAATTCTAATAGTGTCACTATCCTGCACTAACTCTAGACCATACTTAATAGCCTTCTTATAGTGGTATTGTGCTTTCTTAGCGTCTGAACAGCTAAATAGTAGGGATAGTACTATAATCGGTAGTAAGTGTCTCATAGGCTCTCTAACATTGTTATCATTCTAGGGCAGGGATAGATATCACTCTTATCCTTTCTCACTGAATTGTGGGTAAATATACCACTTTCTCCTTTCAAAGCACGTTTGTCTATATCAAAGATACTTGCATAGTAATTTCTAGGGATGTTATACTGATCACATAAGTATACTAAAAGCTGTCTAGTGCTTTCTATTTGTGCATCTGTATACTTTTGCCAATAGATATGACCTTTGTACTTTTTATCTAAGATAGTTACCTCAGTATAGTCTACTTTGCCACCCACATAGTTATAGTAGTATCCATTCTTTTTAGTCAATGGGCCATAGTTACAGATCTCAATGCCTACAGATATCTTATCTAAGCTCTTATAGGCCACCCCTGACTCAGTGAATATCTCTTGCTTAAGCCCCAGGTGATAAGCCCAATTTTTGGAGCTAAAGCATTGCACGATTGTACCTCTTGCACCAATGATAAAAGCTGTTGCTACCTTGCCTACCTTATTGTTAAAGTACTTAGCTACTGCTACTGCATCAGGTCCTCCTGCTGTGTGGTGTAGGTATATCTGCTTTTTGTCAGTAAGCTCATCTACGTATTGATCCTTAGATAGACGGTGTTGAACTATCTTTGTTATATCTAACTCCATCTATATCTTGTTTAATTTCTTTAGAACGCTGTAGTAAATTCTTAAATGCTGACCATATATCTATGCCTTTTACTGCCTTGTAATTCTCGGATATTGATATGACCTCTATACTACAAAGCACTAAAGATAGTATCTTAGTTAGCATTAGGGGCACACTAAAAAATGTTAAAATAATATCATTAAGGATATAGTAATCTATAAGATAGAAACCAATAACAGCCACCTCATATAAAAATAACTTAGATACAATGGCTGATAGTTTTCGAGATGTGATTGGGATGCCTAATTTCTTAGACTTCCATATACCTGTTAGCGTATCTACCAAAATAGCAAAACCAATTAAAAATAAGATACCTGAGATAGGTAAAAAGAAAGAGCCTACCACTGCGAAAAGTTGAATAATGTATTTTTGTATTGAAGATATAAGAATGGCTAACTGTAGTTTCATTAGAGAATAAGAATAGAGTTATTATATCCGTTCTCTCTAAAAGTGCCACAAGTGCCTAGGCAAGTTGTTTGATATTGGTTAATGCAGCTGCAGTTATTAAACATAGGCCTAAGATCAGTATCTTGATTAGTGGTAGAGATAAACTGAGGAAATAGATTTCTATTAACTAGCAACCATCTGATTAGTCTCTGCTCAAAGAATGATGCCTTTTGTGCATAGTGTTCCATCCCAAAGGCTACCTCATTTCTAGATACACTAGCTGAGTAATCTCCTGATTGAGTCTGAAGTCCTTTGTTCTTAAGTTGGTAAGTCAAACCAAAGACAGCATCTTCAGCAGATCTCCAAGCTATTACTGGCTGTATAAACTCAACTAAGTCTACCTCATCAGGATTAAGTGTCTGAGCATTATACTGAGTAAGCATATAGTTATAGAAAGTAGTACCTAAGATAGGCTGTACTCTAAGAGCTGCTTGAGTAGCTATGTATGGTGTTACATCTGTAACATCCACATTTGCAGTTATAGGTGTATTAACTTTTAGATAAGTTTCAGTTATGAAGTATAGCATTATACAGTAGGTGTTATAGGGGTTGTTTCAATGGCAGGTAAATCAGCTAAAGCTCTTATCTCGTTTGGTGTCATATTATCTAGTATCTTCTGAGCAACAGTAGGATGCATAGCACTGATAAGATTATTAATTTTAGAAGCATCACCCTCAAGCTCTACTATAGACTCATCTATTACCTGAAAGTTATTAATAGTGAAATCAGCAGGTATCTTAGAGATTGTTAATAACTCGTTGAAAATATGCTCAACACATCCCCTTAGCTCCATTACCACATTCTTTTCAAAAATAACATAAGCCTGCTTAATATCTGCACCACCACCTAATGATCCTGTAGTACGTACACCCATTAGTATTGGGTCAATGGTATGAGCAAAGCAAATCTGTTCAGTGTTAAGCTGTGAAGCTTCTTGGAATAGACTATCATTACCATTAGTAGGCATTGCTTCTATCTTAGGTAACTGCTCAGCAGAATTAGCAAAGAATGCCACAGCTTTACCTGCATTAGCAGCTCCTTTCATTCTATCTATAGTCTCTTTGATCATGTGCTTCTCCTCCTCACTTTGTGGTCTTTTTGGGAACATCATAGCAAAAGAAGGGAATACTGAGTTTTGGATATTAGACTTAGCAAAGTACGAAAGCTCGCCACTCAAAAACGCAAAATTTAGACAGGAGGTGTACTGGGGTAGAGAATAGTGGTCTTGACCTATAGACTTAATCTCATAGCAGTATAGTTGCTCATAGTCTGTATTGGCTATATGGTATGGCTTTATCTCTTGTATGCCTATTCTCCTGCTCCAATCATCACAAATAAAATACATCTTTTTATCTGCACTTACTCTTACTTTCTCAGGAGATACATTTTCTATCCTAGTAATCTTTTTGCCTTGACCATAACAAATCTTAAAGTATACTCTATTATGGATGATGAGCTGCTTAGTGACAGCCTTAACAATATGCTTAAGATTAATTTTTCTTTCAAAAGTATAAAGCTCTAATTTTTCTACAGTAGTAAGCAAATCAGTCTTAAGTGCAAAGCCACCACCTAGCACTGCATTAGTTTTGAAATCTACTATGGCACCATGTAAGGGGCTAGCGTAGTACATCTGATTAAGCATACTAGGGTAGAGATTCTCAGCTCCAAAATTAATCCACATATTAGCACTGTACCTACTATCTACATAAGGTAGTGTAAGATTGCCAGGGCCTACAGGTAAAAATGGGGTGCTAAAGGATTGGTAGCCTTCTACCACTTCAGGGCCTTTACTTGCTGTCTTAAAAAAGTTGTTATACCATGCCATAATTAATCGTATATTGAAGTTCCTACAGGCCCACTTACCACCATTCTACCTTCCTCTATCACTACACCTGTTGATTGTGCAATGGTTAAAGGTAGTACATAGGGTACTGAGCTCTGATAAACTTGGTAAATAAATTGCCCTTGTAATAAAGTAATATCTACAGGCTCATTAAGTACAAAAAGATTGTATCTTTCAGGGTATGAGCTAATATCAGCAGTAGTAAATAGCTGAGTGCTACTAGTAGTATTCATTTCATTAGTAAAAGCGAATAGATAGTGAGGGGTGGGTACAGTAGTGACCTCTGTTAAGGTTAGCACTACCTGATTTACAACACCCTGTTCAATATATATCATAACTATATTATATGATGTTAGGCAAATGTTTAGAAATAAAAAAAGCCCCACTAATTGCAGGGCTAATTTTCTTAGGAGTTTACCTTAAACTAATCCTAAAGCTGTGTAAGAAGCAGATCCACCTGTAAGGAGAACCTCTAGTGCTAACTGCTCATTTTCAGCTACCATAGTTACAGTGTACTTAGAACCATCAGCTCTAGCAGTTCCTGATCCTTCTCCTGTAGCAGTAAGCTGCAAGTAAGGGAAGTACCAATATTTACCATTAGCATCTAATACTACACCTGCAAGGTATTGTTGACCTGAAGCAAGTATCTTAAGAGAATTAGACTTAGCAGCTTCACGTCTGTGAAATACTAGGTTAATAGTTTGAGTTACAAAAGTAGAGCCATTGATAAGATCAGCAGCTTGCTCTTCTGTATAGTTTGATGTATTTCTGCGAATAAAGTAACCTTCGAATAAAGGTGTAACAGGTGATAAAGTAATAGCTGTCACCTCATATGCAGGATAAACTGTATTAGTTGTAACAGTAGCTATCTGCTCTTGTGGGATAAACCACACCTGATAGATACCTCCACTGTTATTATCGCAACTTTTTTGAATGCCCTCGAGGGCTGTACATAGTGGCATGTGTTTAAGTTTTATATAAAGGGGGTTGCCCCCCTCTATGAATTAATATTAAGATCCGAAAACGATATCAGTTGGATTAACATAGTTAAATCCTACTTTCATATTTGCACGAGTTCTTAAGTAAGGCTCAGCAACAGTATCAGATAAGTTCACTGCACGTAGGTCAGATGGATCAGACTCAGCATCAAACAAATAGATTAAGTTATCTTTCAAAGTAATTACCAAATGGTCATTAGACATCCCTGGACAAAGTACAATCTTAATACCTAAGTAAGTCAAAGATAGATCCTGAGTGATATAAGCATTAGTGTTACCTGAAGCTACACCTAAACGGTAGATATTAACTAATTGAGTTGGTAAGTAGATACGTAAATCAGCAGTACGTGATGCAATGTTAGCAGGTACTAAAGC